CCTCTTCTTGCTCAATAACCTTGTAGGTTTCTGGTAGATAAGAAGTAAGGTTAGTTCTTTCAACCTCAGCACCAACTTGGATAAGTCTTACGAGCTCTCCTAGAAGCGGCTGTATGGTCTGCTGATAGAACTGTTGTGCTGCAACAGCCCTGTTAGCTTCTTCAGATAGGTCCTCTATATTGTAGGACCTTACTTCTTCATCCACCTTTACTGTTATTGTTGGTTTTTCTTTATTTTCCATGGTTACTCCTTAAAATGGAAGATCGTCTTCTATGATCCCGGAAGGGAAAACTTCTTCAGATTTTGGTGCTGGTGCTGACGCTCCATAACCTTCTGTCTTTGGCATTACGCTGAAGCTTAGAAGTGGTGCCTTTGGGTTTGCTCCATCTTTTCTTTTCCAGCCGTTTAAAAAGTACTCTTTACCTTCAACATTTATACTTCCAGTAAAATCTGGTTGAGTTTCTTTTTCTTTTTTTTCGTTTTTCCATAAAGATCCACGATTGCTATTATCATACTGTTTCATTTATTTCTCCTTTTTAGACCAGTCCTCTAGAACTTTATTTACAATATAAGCAACCTTCCGATCATTAAATCTATGACCTTCTATCTTGCTAACTTTTACAAGCTTATCGTATATATCGCTGTCGATTCTTGAGCTAATTGATTTTTTTTCATTAGCCATTTTATTCCTCCAGTAGTTTGGTATAAACCCTAGAGTCACCCTCAGATCTGTAATTCTCCATTACATCCACGGGTATCTCTTGATCCTTTACCAGTCTGGCATAGTTTATTCTCCCTCTTGCTTGTGTCATATGACATTTCACTTGTGAGGTACTAAAAGCTCCGCCATGCTTTGATATAAGCTTGACAGACAATTCTTTTTTCCTTTCATCAAGGATAGAAGCTTTGTCTTTGAGCTGCTTTAGTTCTGTTAAAACAGATGCTAATTCAGATGTATCATCCTCATCATCAACTGCCTTGTAATTTATTCCGGGCTCCTCTTTTTCTTGAGTCCACCTTTCAATATAGTTTGGATCTATTCTTTTTTCGTTGTACCAAATCATAAATTCTTCTGCTTTTGGTATATATGTTTCTGCCCAAGATCTATCTCTTTCAATCCATTCTTGATAGTGTTCATCGTTGCTATACCATTGAAAGAAAAGCATCTCGTCTAGGTCCATGCACTCCATAGCCATCTGCATTTGATGCCAGTAATTTCTTTTTTGTTCTTTAACATTGGTACATGGTTTTCCCTGCGGGCACTTTACCTCTACGGCAGAAACCTTTCCGTTTCTCCCTTGAACCATAATGCCGTCTGGAGATATACCCATCCAGTTATATTTTGGATGTATAACAAAAGAAGGTTGCGTTATTTTATAACCCATACCTGATAGTGTGGCTAAGGCTAAAGGCTCGCTGTCTGTTCCGTGCTTCATAGCAAACATAGCAAATTGATTAAAAGGATCTTGTGTAAGCTTGTTTGCTTCTCTATACATATCTCTTCCTAGAGACTCCCACTGATCACCCTTTGTCCAAATACATTCCTTTGCGGTTTTGCATATTCTTGTGCCAGTAATTCTATTGGCTCTTTGTTCATGCCACTCAGGGGTGCCTTGTTTTATTTTAGCCATTACTTAATCACCTTGCTGTATAAAAGATTTAATTGAACTCTAGCCTCTTTATCGTTACTAAGATCCGCAACCTTGTCATACTGTTGGAAAAGTTTTAATGCTTCTTCCTTGGTCTTAAGTTTCTTAAGTTCTTTTTTAAACTCGTCTATCATTGACATTTCTTGTTGATCATTTTCTGGTTTTGAGTTTTCGTCTACGCCCTCAAGCTCTGGTTCAACAACGCCCTCAAACGGCACACAAAATGTTTCAAGCAATGCATTCCTATAAGCAAACGATCTTGCTGCTTCTAAATCCTTCGCCTGTTGCGATAGGCTATGACCAACATAAGACCTATCTACATATGAACCATCTTCAGTACACAAAAATCTTAAGGTTCCAACAACTCTGGTAAGAGTATTTTTGCCATCAATAAATTTTGTAGAAACATTTAAGTCTGGCTGGACTATTGTAAGAATTTTGTTTTCATACAGGGGTTTTGAAAAAGATTGTATAATCTGATCAATACCTCTATATTTATATTTCTGATAGTTATTCACACCCTCTTTCGCAATTGGGTTGTGCATCATGTAGGTTTGTACGTTTTGCAACGCCTCGTATATTTTTTCTTTTGCCATAATTATTTCTCCTTGGAATGATTGTAAACTTTATAATTTCTTATAGCAAGTCTTTACAATAATTATTTTTTAAGGTTTAATTGTCTTTCACGAGGGAAAATATGTCATTAGAATACATCACAAAAGTTTTAAGAGTTGAGGTTAACTCTACGCAAAAGCTTATATTAATAGTACTTGCCAACTACTCTGATGAGTTTGGTCAGTCATATCCATCTCACAGAAAACTTACTGAACTTACAAACTTATCCTTAACAGCAATAAAAGATAACTTAAAAAAGCTTAGGGACTTGGGGTTGGTTGATTGGGAAAAGAGAAATAATACAAGCAATCTTTACAAATTAAAGGTGTCGCCGTCAGGTGGCTACCCCCCGCCGTCAGGTGGCTACAATACTAAAGGTAATACTAAACAAATATATATATTAGATTTAGATAGGATGAATGAAATTTTTAAAGAGCAATGCGACAAGGTGTTTTATCAACATAGTGCAAACTCATTTAAAGCAAACGCAAGATGGAAAGAGCTGCGTGAATTGGGGAGAAAAGGAATAGTTTCTCCAAAGACAGGTAAGAAAATAGACCTATCAACAGAGGAGTTCTGGTATAAGTATTTTGACATAGCAAACTCAGAAGGTCATAAGAAATGGATCAGATCATTCTGGGATAAGAAGCCAACCCTTATGACGATGATAGGACTAAATCAATTCGAGGCAATTATAGAGAGAAGGTATGGATAATATATATGAATTAGAAGCAAACATATTGGGGTCAATGGTTTTAGATTACAAAAGATTTCAAAGTGCACAAGAGAAAGGTTTAATGCCAGATGACTTCGAGGTTTACTCTTACAAAGAGGCTTACGAAATAATGGTAAGGGAGAATGCTAACGACATTGTAACAATAAGAACTAATATGAGTAGTGACATTTCATTTAAAGAGGTGCAGGAAGCTAGTGCCTATTGTGTTAGTTCTGCCGGGTTTGACGGATGGCTAAGGTTAATGCAGGACAAATCAGCAAACAATAAACTATTGCGACTTGCAGAAGAGATACCGCAAATAGTCGGGGAAAAAATAAACATTTCTGAAAAAATAGATCGTGTTAATCAATTATTAATTGACAATAAGATAACTAAAAATAATGGCTCTCCAAGAGAGGTAAAAGATATTTTAGAAATTGTACATCAAGAGTTAAAAAATGCAGGGACAAGCCTACAAAACATTGTTAAGACAGGGTTTACACAGATAGACAACAAGATAAAGGGTTTTAAGCCAGGGGATTTGGTAATAGTTGCGGGAAGACCGGGAATGGGCAAGACAACATGGGCTTTAAACATAGCTACAAATAATATATTTAATAATAAAAATGTATTAATTTTTAGTCTTGAAATGACTAATGAGCAATTGATTAAAAAGATTGTTAGTTCTGAATCAGGTATTTCTATTGATAAAATGGATAGCGGTAAATTGTCTGCATCTGATTGGAGTCTTTTTGAGGAGACAAAAAACAAATTAGCAAAGTCAAACCTTTATGTTTACGATAAGTCTCCAATTACCATAGAGACTTTGGTCAACAAGACAAAGGCAATACAGGCTGTAAAACAAATAGACCTTATAGTCGTAGATTATTTACAACTACTTATGACAACAAGCAAAGCCCCAGCAGGATCTGATAACAGAACAGCCTCAATGACTTATATATCAAACTTATTAAAAGGCTTGGCTAAGGAAGTTGGTTGCCCTTTAATATCTTTATCTCAATTAAATCGTGGCGTTGAATCAAGACCAGATAAACGCCCCTTACTTTCTGACTTAAGAGACTCTGGTTCTATAGAACAAGATGCTGATATGGTTATAATGTTATACAGAGCAGACTATTATGATGCATTAGACACGGGTCTGTCTGAAATAATAGTTAAGAAAAATAGAATGGGAGAAATGGGTACATTTGAATTAAGTTTTGACGGCTCATTATCTAAATTTATAGACCCAGAACAAGCAGCTTTCGGGAGAAAAAAA